TTACAAAGACTATCACACTACTAACACACATCAAAGATTTCAAGAAAAAACCATTAATTCTTTTTAGTTCAAGTGCAAGTGTCTATGGTAATCCCGTTCAACTTCCTGTATACGAAGCAGATCCTAAGCGACCAATTAGTCCATACGGTGTTAGCAAACATGTGACCGAAAGATTGTTAAGTGACTATCACGCCGCATACAATATTCCGAGCGTTTGTTTTAGATATTTTAATGCAGCCGGTGCTGAACCATTCACACACGACCTGGGTCAAGCGCCTGGTGCTAGTCATATTATTGCTAGAATACTAGAAGCCAAATTAGCAAATCGAACATTTGTTCTCAATGGAATTGACTACGACACGCCTGATCGTACTTGTATTAGAGATTATATCCATGTTTGGGACCTTGCTGACGCACATCTTCGTGCAATAGAATGGATGGACAAACAAGAAAACCCATATGCAGCAGTAATGAATCTTGGTACCCAACACGGGATCAGCAATCAAGAAATCATCGACTATGTTGCATTGAATTACGGTGGTGTAGATGTCACTGTTGGCTCAAGACGACCTGGCGATCCGGATCGACTAGTTGCTAATGCAGATGTTGCTTATACTTTATTAAAATGGAAACCCAATTACTCAACCATTGATCAAATTGTCGATAGTGCGTACAAGTGGTATACTCGTGAGCTTTGATACAATACTACAATTTGAACAAGAACTAGCAGCATATACTGGAGCACCGTATGCTATAATGACCGATTGTTGCACTCATGCTATCGAATTGTGCCTTCGATACAATCAGGTCACACAAACAGCATTTACTGCATTTACCTATTTGAGTATTCCAATGACCATGCATAAGTTGGGTATCATGTATATGCATACCGAAGAAGAATGGATTGGAGAATATCAATTTCATGGTACCAACATTTGGGATAGCGCACGTAGACTAGAACGTGGTATGTATCGAACAGGACAGATGCAGTGCGTAAGTTTTGGTCATAATAAGCCTTTACAAATAGGCCACGGTGGTGCTATACTATTAGACAACAAGGAAGCATATGGCATTTTATTACAGCAAAGATACGATGGTAGAAAGTTGGACTGTAGCCCATGGGAGACGCAACGTGTTTTCAAGGTGGGCTATCATTATCGGCCGTCTATTGAAGATGCAAGGATCGGTTTAGAAAAATTAAATTCTGTTAACGAACAGCCTAAATATCACGAATATCCGGACTTACGAGATATTACAATTATTGGAGATAACTAATGGTTTACGAAAAGATGTACGAAAGTAATGATGAAACAGCACTAGATGCAATGTCCGGAGACGGTGGGTATAAAGAAGGTCCGTTATACCGCAATATTTTAGCAAGGATGCGTCGCGATAACAAACGTCATTGGGCCGGAGATAATATTAGCGATTACATCAACGAAGCAGATAAAAATCGTCTTATTGATGAAGCAACTACAGCATTTGAACAAGTATTAGATACACTGCTAATTGATCGCGAAACCGATCCTAACAGTATTGGCACAGCACGTCGCCTGGCTAAAATGTATTTCCACGAATTAATGGCAGGTAGATATGATCCGACTCCGAACGCAACTGCATTTCCTAATGACACAGCGGGCAAGTACGAAGGCATGCTCGTGGTACGTTCAGAACTCAAGAGTGTTTGCAGTCATCATCACCAGCCTGTATCCGGCGTGGCGTATATTGGTATCATTGCTGGTCCCAAACTCATTGGACTCAGTAAGTACACACGAATTGCTCAATGGTGTGCGCGGCGCGGTACCTTACAAGAAGAACTTTGTATGGACATTGCACGAGAAATTGAATTTGCAACTGGAAGTACAGATGTGGCTGTATACATACAGGCCACCCACGGATGCTGTGAGAATCGCGGAATTATGGCACATAGTAGTCTCACCCAGACCACAGTATTAAAAGGTGCGTTTAAAGACGATCAAAGCACTAAGAAAGAGTTCTTTGACAATATTAAACTACAACAGGAATTTGCCCCAAGATAAAATTATGTAATCGGGTATTTGTATCCTTTAATCTTAAATAGATTAAAAGGAGAGAAAAATGTCTGACGACAATGATGATATTAAAAGTAACTTAGCAAAGTTTAAACCAAAGAAACCTAAAATATCTGTGCCTGCAGAATTTTTAGACGACGCCAAAAGCTACGACGACAAAGTTACACTAGTCAAAATTTTAACAGAAAAAGAAATGGGTAGAGTAATGCTAATTGTTAAAAAAATGATAGCTCAAGGTGTCGAAGAAGAGAAGAAAAAGAAAGGAATCAAATAATGGCTGTCTGGAAAGTTTCAACCACACATAAAAAAATGTGCGAAGAGCGTGAACAATGGTTTCACGAAGAAAAAGGATGGAGCATCGTTCGTACCAATGGTTATCGTTGGGGTACATTCACTGTAGAAACTAACAACGATGAACCGCCAGAAGATATTGATCCTGACAATCCTGATGGTATTAACATGTATGACTATTTTAGTGATAATGCCGAAGATGGTGCAGAACTAGATAGTATGGACGATGGATGTTACATGGACTGGGACTGGGATGAGAGTATGAGCGAAGAAGATCGTGCAGAAGTAGAAGCACTATGGGAAGAAGATTCTTATTCAGGGTTGGAATCAAATGGTTGGTCTAATACTGAAACAGAAGCGTGGTTATTCGGACCACTTGAAATTACCAAGGAGAGTTGAAAATGAAAATCGAAAATAAGCTAACCAAAATTAGCGATAGTTTTACAGTAAACATGTACGATAATGGTTTCATGTTTGAAGCTAGCGGTCGTGATTCAGAAGGTGATTGGACCAGTGCCAAAATCTTATGCAATAATCTAGATGAATTGGTTCAATTGATCAAAGAAGCAAGTGCAATGGAAAGAGACTAACAAGTGAAACAGCTAATCATTACAGATCAAGAGTTTAAAGGTTTAGTTTCTAAATTATGCAGAGATATTACTAACAGTGACTGGAAACCTGACTATGTGGTAGGACTCACTCGAGGAGGTTTACAACCTGCTGTAATGATTAGTCATTATTTTGGAATACCTTGCGAAACACTGAAAGTGAGTTTGCGAGACGGCGATGAATCCGAAAGTAACTTATGGATGGCAGAACAAGCTTTTGGCTATGTGCCGGAAAGTGATCGAGGGGATTCTGGCACACAAACCGATCCTGCCTATCGTAAGAACATTCTGATAGTTGACGATATCAACGACACAGGCGCTACCTTGCAATGGATAAAACAAGATTGGACGTCAGGATGTTTGCCCAATCATGCTGCATGGCCGGCTGTCTGGAATCGTAATGTAAGATTTGCTGTTGTAGTTAATAACAGTAGTAGCAATTACAAAGATGTTGATTATTCTGCAATGGATATTAATAAACAGGAAGATCCGTGTTGGGTAGTGTTTCCTTGGGAATCATGGTGGTCGCGGTGATAGCACTACCACCAGGTTGTACTGTAACTTATAATATATGGATTGATGTTGATTATCTAACCGATGAAATGGTTGAGTGGTACGCAATGATCGGCGGAGTTGTTTGGAAAGACAAATGGTACGATATGCGTGGTCGAGAACAATCTGTAAACTATGTAAGTTATGGCAAAGGCAAACGTTGTCATCATCATCATAATGGTGCAGGCGGAACTAAACTGCATTTTCATGGTGATGATGCCAGTACCGCCAGCGTGTTCATTATGAAATTTTTTGAACACGTTACTGACAATAATTTAAAGACACAGATGGAACGAGTAGAGTATAGTGCCACATAAATAGTTGTATGTGGACTATTGTTATCATGTTACATGCTGTTTCGCCCAATGTGCCGCCGCCAAAAGGCACAATCAGTTTCGTAACAAACAATATTCAAGAATGTCATGCTATGAGAGATACAATAGTACGCAATTGGGAATCAAAACAGTATCGTGTCACAGCAAACTGTATTCCGCACAAATAAACAATATAAATATCATTCTACACAGCGGCCTTTCTGGCATTCATCCCGCTTTACAAATTCTGCAAGCCTATGCTAAAATCTTAACATAGGAGAAACAAATTGGCAAAGTATTACTCAACAAAACATTACGGACACAACATTGGTCTAAGTGCTGTGTTTAGACAGCCTAATGCAGATCACAGTCACTGTCATTTGCTACACGGTTACAGTCTAGCGTTCACATTTACATTTGGCTGTGACACATTAGACAACAAGAACTGGGCAGTGGACTTTGGCGGACTCAAATTGCTCAAGGCATGGCTAGAAGACAAGTTTGATCATAAGTTGGCTTTAGACAAGGCAGATCCACATCTGGCCAAGTTCCAAGAACTAGAAGCATTAGATCTAGCAGAGATTAGAATATTTGATGGTGTTGGTGCAGAGAAATTTGCCGAACATGCTTTTGTGTTTGCTGATGCTTTGATTAGAGAAAAGACCAATAATCGTTGCTATTGCGTTCGGGTAGAATGTGCTGAACATGGTGCCAACTCAGCTATCTACGAAGGTTAATAATGAACGATCGAATTAAACAATTTGCCGAACAGGCTGGACTTAAACTTCCTGTTGATACCGAATACAATGGTCACATATATCGTCATGCTTTGGAGAAGTTTGCCAAGTTGATTGTTCAGGATTGCATCAAAATAATGCACACAAACGAAACAATCCCTGAAGGATTTTTTTATGCAAAGCCTGCACACGTACACGAACTAACAATCAAACAACATTTTGGATTAAACGATGAGTAAATTAAAAATAGCAGAATTATTTTATAGCATACAAGGAGAAGGACGTTTTATGGGTGTTCCTTCCGTTTTCTTACGTACATTTGGTTGTAACTTTAAATGTGCAGGATTTGGTATGCCAAAAGGTGAGATAAGTATTGCGGCAGATGATATTGCATACACACATGCCAATATTGAATCTTTTATGAAGTATGAAGAACTTCCTTTGGTTTCTACAGGGTGCGATAGTTATGCCAGTTGGCATCCTGCATTTAAAGATCTAAGTCCTATGTTAACTGTAGATGCTATTGTAGATAGAATTATGGAACTTTTACCTTATCATAAATGGCACAGCGAGCATCTTGTTATCACAGGTGGGGAACCATTGCTAGGATGGCAACGTGCTTATCCAGATTTGTTAAGTCACGATAAAATGAAAAAATTAAAAGATCTAACATTTGAAACAAACGGTACTCAATCTATTGACAAAGAATTTAGGAAGTATTTAGAAAAATGGACTAATAAAAAAGGATATCACAATTTAACCTTTAGTGTTAGTACTAAATTAAGTATTAGTGGAGAGAAACGAGAAGAAGCTATTCGTCCGGACATTATTTGCGAGTATCAAGAATTAGGACATACATATCTCAAATTTGTAGTAGCAACAGAAGAAGATGTTAACGAAGCATTAGAAGTTATAAAATTGTACGAAGATGAAGGATTCGAAGGACATGTATATTTCATGCCAGTGGGTGGAGTAGAAAATGTCTATGCTATGAATAATAAGAATGTAGCACTATTAGCAATGAAACATGGCTTAAGATACAGCGATAGATTGCAAGTGCCGTTATTTAAAAATGAATGGGGAACCTAATGTTTGATTGGCTAAAAAAGAAACCAGAAATAAAAGCAAAGTCTGAACCAAAACCCAAGAAAAAATCAGCCAAAGAGTTAGCTACTGAGGCCGGCGAACCTTACATCAGTGTGGTCAGTGTAGAACTTGATCCCGATGATGTAGGTAACGGTGCCTTTGAGCTCGACTGGAATGAAGTTTTTGTTTCAAGATTGGTCAAGGCGGGCTATATGCAAAAAAAAGATGATACTGATGCAGAAATTGTGGATCGGTGGTTTCAAAGTATTTGTCGTAACGTACTAAATGAAAACTTCGAACAGTGGGAAGCTAATCAACCGGTTGATACCAGACCGCGGCGTGTTGATAGAAACGATTTAGGTAATGGAAGAACCGAAATATCGTGATTTTATATGTAAACGGTGACAGCCATAGTGCTGGTGCAGAAGCAGTCAACAGCTATTGCTTTGCCGAGGACGATCCCTTGTATTATTCGTTAGGAAGAATACCTCATCCTGATAACGAACGTGCCAGTTATGGTTGCAACATTGCCAACGAACTGTTTGCTGTGTTACATTGTGATGCTGAATCAGCCAGTTCAAATGCTAGAATTATAAGAACTACAAAAAAATATCTTGAAGATATCAAACCTGATGCAATTGTAATTGGATGGAGTACTTGGGAAAGGCAAGAATGGTTATACAACGGTATTTATTGGCAAGTGAACGCCGGAGGTATAGGGCACGACTGGCCTGAATCTGTTAAAGAACGATATCAAGAATATATTGCTAATCTAGATTGGAATGCGTCTGCTGCTGATGCTCACGATCAAATTTTTGAGTTACACACAGAACTTTCCGATTTAAAAATACCGCATTTGTTTTTTAATACCTATAGCAATTTTAGCAATCAAATAACAAAAATTTGGAATGAGTCGTATATTGAGCCATATGATCCTGGCATGACTTACTGGCATTATCTTACCAATTTAGGGTTCAAATCAAATCCGTCATATCATTTTGGCGCCGATGCTCATAGAAAATGGGCAGAATTTCTTATGCCGCACTTGACACGATTATTATAATATGCTAATATTACTACATGAGATATCTAATTGTAGACACCGCAAACACATTCTTTCGTGCTCGTCATTCGGCACATCGTCAATCAGACACATGGGATAAGTTAGGGTTTGCTATCCATGTTACCCTGGCGTCAGTTAATAAAGCGTGGCGTGATCAGAAAGCCGACCATGTCGTATTCTGTCTGGAGGGACGGAGCTGGCGCAAAGATTTCTACGAACCGTATAAGAAAAATCGTGCAGTTGCAAGGGCGGCTCTCACGGAGACGGAAGCCGAAGAGGACCGACTTTTTTGGGAAGCTTTCGATAATCTTAAGACTTTCTTGTCTGAAAAGACTAATTGTACCGTACTCCAGCACAGCGAACTTGAAGCAGATGATCTTATCTCCGGTTGGATCTGGAACCATCCCAATGACAGTCATATTATTGTCTCATCCGATACTGACTTTTACCAATTGCTGGCATCGAATGTACAACAATACAATGGTGTTGCCGACGAGCTTCATACACTAGAAGGTATCTTTGACAAGAAAGGTAAACTGGTCATTGACAAAAAAACCAAAGAGCCTAAAGTCATACCTGATCCAAAATGGATCCTGTTTGAGAAGTGCATGCGTGGTGATCCAACAGATAATGTTTTTTCCGCATACCCCGGTGTCAGAACAAAAGGTAGCAAAAATAAGGTTGGTCTCACTGAAGCTTTTGCTGACCGAGATAAGAAGGGATTTGATTGGAACAACCTTATGCTTCAAAGATGGACAGATCATAACGGTATGGAGCATAGAGTATTAGACGATTACAATCGTAACGTTACTCTAGTGGATCTCGCTGCACAACCTGAGAACATTAAAGCAAAGATTGATGAAACTGTTCGAGCAGGTGCTGTAAAGCAAAGTAGATCAATGATAGGTGCACAGTTTCTCAAGTTCTGTGGCAAATACGAACTGAATAGATTAAGTGAGCATTCTTCAAATTATGCAGAACTATTAAGTGCGGAGTATCCTGAATGACCACATGGCTTGTACTAGCCTTGTTGTTTGTCAAACACTTTCTAGCAGACTTCTGTTGGCAAAATGATAGAATGATCAAAGACAAAGGGCACCTTGGTAGACTAGGCGGATTGCAGCATGCCGGTCTCCATGGTGCTCTAACCTATGTTATACTCATGCATTTCTTAGGTATTCAAGCCTGTGTGATGTTGGCTGTATTTGATGCTGTAGTTCATTACACTGTAGATTTAGCACATCGTAGAGCGACTGTTAGATTAAGCACAGAGTCGGATGCTTTTTGGTTTTGGATTGGAGTAGATCAATTGACACATGCCATAACTTACTTGTTAATCGGCTTTGTGGTTTCACTTTTATTAGCAGAGTATATATGATTAGAGATGTACACGGAGGAGCTCATATTTTAGTATCAAATGGCTACTCACATAAGCCAAATATTAGTCCTGGTGCACAAAGTGCCGGTATGGTTAGATACAGTACTAATACGAATTGTTTAGAAGTATATGATGGTATTGGTTGGCAACCCATTGGTACAGCATCTCCTACTATAGAGCTGTCGCCAATGGCAAGACAAGCAGTAGATTGGGCTGTACGTAAACAACAAGAAGAAGATGATCTTCAATCATTAATGAAAAAGCACCCTGGATTACGAGACTTGCACGACAAATTAGAAATGATGAAGGTACTATGTCAAGAAGAGGAGAAACAAAAATGAAATGGTTTAATCGATTGGTGTGGCGACTTTCTCGTAATGCATGGGATCAACACGAAGAATTCATGGAAGAAGAAAGAAATCGAGCTCGCACCACTTTACGACAAGCAAGAATCAATCGTGCCAGTACAAGTACTGCGTGGCCTATTGAAGAAGTGCGAGAAAACGATCAACTTCGTGCTAACAGCATGCATTTTAAATTGTACAACTGTGTTGGCGGTCATATTCTTGAAACCAGTTGTTATAATAGTAGAACTGACGACAATGAGCATACTCTTTACATGATACACGAAGAAGATGATTTCGCTAAACAGATAGCACAAGCAATCATGTTGGAGCAAATGAAACTATGAGCAATTACACTATGTCTGCTGGACAAATTGGTCCGTTGTCTGTGGGACAGATATCTCAAATTGACATTGGGTCGTATAATCCCGACAAAAAACTTCCTAATAAAAAAATCTCAATTGATGTACATACCGCCCACGGAGGATATGTTCTAAAATTGTCAAAAGGCATATATGGCGTAGAGGACGATATGTATGTTATCGGTGATAATCAAGATCTTGGGCAAGAGATTGGAAAAATTATTACACACACTTTCTTAAAGACCGAACATGAGTGAATTGATCGCTAAACCAGTAATTAAAAATAAGTTTTGGGTAGTAGAAGAATCAGGTAACAAGATTGCTACTATTCAAGCCCGTGATGACGGAGGATATGCTTACGTACACGACGAACAAAGAGAATATTTTCCATCGGTGAACAACTTAAAACAAAAATACAACATAAAATTTAGCAATTTAGAAAAACCCAAAAAAGAAAATAATAAAACAGTGTATGGATATCCTATCACCGGAAAAGCATACAATCAAGTATGGGATGTTCAACGGCGATTACCAATATATAGCAAAACATCAAACAGTAAAAGTTTGTTTTGTGCTGGATATTATTTGATCAAATTAAATTATGAATGGACAGAAAATTTTTGTCCAAAAAATATCACAGTGGGTAGATATGAATATCTTGGTCCATTCAAGACCAAAAACGAAATGCAGCAAATGTTAAAGGAACAAATATGCAAAAATTGAGTCTAGCAGTTAAAAATTTTAACGAGCGTGTTAAGACCATGAATCAAACCGGCGGTAAACAAATAGCTTTGTCTGCAGAAGAAGCTAGAAATTTACATGCTGACATATTCAATTTGCTTGCAAGCATCGCAGAACTACATAGCACATCAGAACCCTTGCAACCAACCTCATTGAATTTGGACGGAGGGGATTTTTAACGTAAACTACCCAGTTTACGGCATAAATACATAGTTCAAGGAAAAAGCAATGTCCAGACCAAAGCCAACAATATTGTTAGAGCATGTCAATAAATCTAACTACAAAAGCGATCAAGTTCTCAGCAGCGAAGGAATTTGGGCAGTATTCTATGACAACAAACCAATCAATCTAAAAAGTTCCAATATGTTGGTTGCGTATCCAGGTCCAAAATATAAAAAAGTCAGCTTTAGTAACAGCGGACATGCCATCAATCTCGCCAAAAAACTCAACATCCTTTTCAAAACTGATAAATTCACTGTGGTCCTAATGAAACAAGGTGACCAAATCTACCCGTAATCAGCAATCATACACTGAGGATATATTACAAGCGGCAGGACAAAATGCTGCAGAATATCCTCGATATGTACGAGTTTGGTGGTGGAATCACACAGATCCAAAAAATCTTAGACTATCCAAACTTGGGATACAGTTTATAAAGAAGTCGACAAAGATTCCAGTGTACGAATGTCATCTACCTGAATTATTAAAAAATCGCACATTGATACAAATGAGCCGATTATTAACATGTCCGTATTATATACAAAAACTTGATGAAATAGTACTACTCGGCGAAGAAGAAACTGTACTAATAAAATTACACGCCGACAATCTACAGCAGTATCTTGACAACTTGCAACTTTAACAACCGTTGCACATAAAGGCTCCTTTTGCTATAATGTACGGTTACTAGTGAAAGGAGCTGTTATGTCTGCACATTCGTATATAACAAAGTACAATTCACGTAATAACAATAAAGCAATTGTCCAATATTACAAAATACCCGCTACAACAAAATGGGTAGAGTATATGTTGGACAAGCATGATGTTAACAAAATATTAATGGATAGCAATTTTACAACAAAAATGGATTTGTTAGAAGTATTGCAAGTTTTGGAACGTAAAATTGATTATATGTATAAGCATCCAAATTTTGACTTTAGTAAAGCAACATTTTTGTTTAACAAATTAAAGTCAGCACCAAAAGTTGCACCTTCAGCAACACCCAAAAAAGTTGCAAAAAAGCAACACAAAAAACGGTAGACTAAAAAGACCCATTTTGTTATAGTTTGATTATGAAATTTATTTTATTATTTGTTGCACTTAATCAATCCCCAACAATGTTGGGCAGTTACGATTCTGTTAACAGTTGCAAAAATGCAATTCGTGCAATTTATGCAACACAAATGATTGTACCAAACTTGCAATATTCGCAACAACAACTAGATGTTATAAATCGTGTAATAGATACGCAGTTGCAATATCAACAAGAATATACGTGTGTTGCTAAAAAGCAACAGAAATAAAACGGTTGTCCAAAAAGACCCATTTTGTTATACTATGTTTGTTGTGTAGTTAATTTTAACAGTAACTTTTTAGGAGAGTATATGTCTAAGACTTTTACTTTTGCAGGTACTTGCGTTGAGAATGACGCCGTTGTTTACAAGTTTGCTAACGACGCTAGTCGTGCCAAAGCACTTGAGCGGTTTGGTTGCACTGAAGTCAAGCTAGTTGAGTTGCCTAATGCAATGGACAAGGAGACGGCTGTTGCTTATCTTGCTACTGTGGGCATGACTGCTATTAAGCCAGTTCGTGCAGCCAAGTCAAAGTCAGCTGCTGTCAAGCCTGCAAAGACTGTTGCTGCCAAACTGCCCAAAGTTAAGACTACAGGTAGCGACGAATTGACTCGCGAGGCTTATGCTGAGGCTATGAGCGAACGTAGTGCCAACGGTATGCCAGTTGTATCGTTTGCACAATACAAGCGTGACTCAGCTAAGGCTGTTGCATTCTTCGCCAAGTGTGATGCCAAACTTGCAGCCAAACGTGCAGCGGGCAAGTCTGTATAATTTAATGAGTGTCTGTTGTGTAAAAGCGACAGACACTTATTCACGATTATACTATAATAATGTTTCACACGTTGACAAGGAGAATACTAAATGGCAGTAACTGAAAGTCGTACTGTAACACCCGAAGAAGCTCGTAATCGTATTTTACGATGCTTCAAGCATAAGCGTCCTGCATTCCTCTGGGGTCCGCCAGGTGTAGGCAAATCCGAAGTGGTAGCAGACATTGCCGCAGAGCTTGGTGGCTATATGATTGACTTGCGACTATCGCAAATGGAGCCGACTGACATTCGCGGTATTCCATTTTATAACAAGGATATTGGCAAGATGGATTGGGCTGCTCCTGTTGACTTGCCCGACGAAGAACTAGCGGCACAGTATCCAATTGTAGTATTGCTATTGGACGAGATGAATTCGGCTGCACCTGCAGTACAAGCATCGGCGTACCAGCTGATTCTTAATCGTCGTATCGGCAAGTATCGTTTGCCAGACAATGTTGTAATGGTAGCCGCAGGTAATCGTGATAGTGACAAGGGTGTTACTTATCGTATGCCTAGTCCGTTGGCAAATCGTTTCTTGCATTTGGAAGTTCGACCAGACTTCGAGTCATGGCAGACCTGGGCAGTTAAAAACAAGATACATCCAGATGTTGTTGGTTATCTTAGTTTCGCTAAAGCTGACATGTTTGATTTTGATCCACGTAGTAACAGTCGTTCGTTTGCTACACCACGTACTTGGACCTTTGCGTCAGAGTTTTGTCATGATGAAGGCGGTAGTGCTCAAGAACTAACTGACCTAATTGCAGGTTGTGTTGGCGAGGGTGCGGCTGTCAAGTTTATGGCACATCGTAAACATGCTGCCAACTTGCCCAAGCCCGAAGACATTCTGCAAGGCAAAGTCAAGGAACTCAAGACCAAAGAGATTTCAGCCATGTATTCGCTGACAACCAGTATGTGTTATGAGTTGCAAGACTACTATACCAAGAACGGCAAGGACAAGATTGCCGAGTTTCACAAAATGGCAGACAACTTCTTGCGTTTTATGATGGATAACTTTACTACTGAAGTTACTGTTATGGGTGCTAGAGTTGCGTTAACAACATACAGTCTGCCAATGGTTCCAGGCAAGATGCCAAGCTTTGATGAGTTCCATCAGCGATTTGGTAAGTATGTTTTAGCAGCAGCTGGTAGTTCTAAGTAATTAGGTCGCGTGTGAGGCAGGGGCAGGACTAGATCCGTAAGACCCCTTATTATTATGAAACTCTTTATTGAACAATTAGATGGCAGGCACAAAGGTTCAGGACATTGGACTCATCGTGCTCAATTTGTACGTGACGGTTACGGTCATGTGGCAAGAGAAGAAGTAACACGAAATTTTGTTGAAACACGTAACCAACTCTGGGAAACATTTGGTCCAGGTTGTGACAGAGAAGAATTATACGGTATAATTAGAGCTACATTAAATGCACCCGAATGGGGTTGGTGGTCTGAAAGGGGAGGCAGTGTTCCTTATATATATTTTAAGCGAGGACCAATCTTGACTTGGTTCCTACTACGTACTTGACAGTAAAAAAATGAACATAATATTGTATCCATCTGAAAGTATATCAAATATACACGATTTTGTTCAATTTAATTCAATCAAACACGAAACAAAATCATGGTGGAATAACGATTTATACGACTTCTCGTTATTAGATGTTGAAAACACCTTAATAATAATTGATTTTAACATATTAATTGATACTATAGCAACACCAGATTCTTTACATTCCCTTGTTGAATGTCTTGATAAAAACAATCATTTGTTAGTTGCAAATGACATAGATGGCATTTATGAATTGTATGAGCCTGAATCTAGACTAGAAGATATTGACAAATTATTGAGTTCAACAAAAATTACGTTGATACTAGATGGAATTCCGTTGAATAATTTTAAATATAAAAATATAAGAATGTTGAGTGCACCAAATTCAAATTTTGAAAAAACATTCCCAAGAAAAAACGTTTTGTGTAACACGCACTCAAAAAAAGATTATATTCTAACTATGGGCAGGCAACGGTTGCACCGAGATATTTTATGGAAAATATTAACAGAAAAACAGTTGTTAGACAACGGATTCAGTATCTATCACAAAGAAAAAAATTTGTCAACTATTGAGTCAAAATGGATAGGATCAAAAAATTCATTCCATGAGTGGCAAGACGGTCATCCGTCAATTGAACTGTATAATAATTCAAATTTTGAAATTGTGCCTGAAACATTTTTTAAGGACGCTTATTTTATTACAGAAAAAACAATCAAACCAATTTCATATAATTTGCCGTTTGTAGTCGTGTCTACTCCAGGATACTTGGAATTTTTACGATCAAAAGGATATAAAACATTTGATGGTATCATAAACGAAAGTTATGATTACGAATACGATTTAGAAAAAAGAATAGAATTGGTTGTAGAACAAGTTGAATACGTAATCAAGTCGGGAAGTGATAATTTTTACAAGAAAGCGTCTGATATTACCAAACACAATTTTGATAATTTAGCAAGAATAAGTGGTTCTTGGTGGGCAATAATGGACGAGTTCTATCTCAAAGTAATAACCGATTACGCAGAAACAATTGACAATAAAGACGAATTTTAGTATAATGTGTTTATACATTAAGGAGCCGCAATGAGTAATACTACACTAGCCGAAAAAGCAAAAGTAAAAACAGAAACAGATCCACGTAAAGATGCAGCAGCTAGAGAAAAACTAGTCACTGCACGTATTGGTTTATTGCTAAAGGCTCCGTTTTTTGGTAACTTGGCAACTCGTTTGACCCTGCACAATGCAGACGATTGGTGCGGTACTGCTGCTACAGACGGCAGAAAGTTCTATTACAATAGCGAGTTTATTAACACGTTACCGTTAAAGCAGCTAGAGTTCTTGGTTGGACACGAAGTGTTACACGTGGTATATGACCACATGAATAGACGTGGCGAACGTGACCCCAAACTGTCTAACATTGCTGCTGACTACTGTGTCAATGGCGACTTGATGGAACAGCGTATTGGTGAAAAGATTCCCGTTGGTTTGTTTGATACCAAGTTCAAAGGTTGGAGTTACGAAGAAGTGTATGACCACTTGTACGAGAACGCTGAGAAAATTGACATCAACAAGTTGCTGCAACAGGTGTTAGACGAGCACTTGGATGATGGCGATGGTGACGATGGCGACAAAGATGGTGAGGGCAAAGATGGTAAGGGTCGTCCTCGACTGAGCAAAGAAGAGCGTGACGCTATTCGTGACGAGATCAAAGACGCTGTACTACAAGCCGCACAAGCAGCAGGTGCAGGCAACTTGCCCGCAGGTGTTAAGCGATTGCTCAAAGATATTACTGCACCAGTTATTGGTTGGAAAGAACTATTACAACAACAGATTCAAAGCACTATCAAGAATGATTATAGTTGGGCTAGGCCAAGCCGCAGAGGTTGGCACATGGATGCCATTTTGCCTGCAAGCAAACCAGGAGACATGATTGATATTTGTATATCCATGGATCAATCTGGATCAATTAGTGAAGAAGATAGTCGTGCGTTTTTAGGTGAGATCAAAGGTATCATGGAGGCGTTTGATGAATACAAGATCACACTGTGGTGTTTTGATACTGAAATCTATAATGTACAGACCTTTACTAGCGATAACATTGACGACATTATGAATTATGAGCCAATGGGCGGTGGTGGTACAGACTTTATGGCCAATTGGGAATACATGAAAGAGAACGCAATTGAACCCAAGAAGTTTATTATGTTTACAGATGGTATGCCTTGCGGTGAGTGGGGTGAAGAAAACTACTGCGATACTGTATGGGTAATTAAAGGCAATCCAGATTGCGAGCCACCATGGGGCATCTGGGCACACTACGAAGAAGCTGCTAAAGGAGGCAAATAATGAATCGAGCTTGGCGTTTTGTTAAATGGTTTACCAGCAAATGCGGCTGGTTTGAAGCCGTAATGTTTATTACTTCATTTAGTTTAGCAGCAGGTCTTACAGCAGGCGAAGGACCAACTCGTAATGTCTTTTGGGGTATAGCTGTTGCAGTAAATGCTTTGGCTATTTTGTTTTTTATAGCCTGGGGTGCTCGTAATATATGGCGAGATTTTGTCAAGCATGATGAAAAATGTTTTGACATCCTTAAACAAAAGGACATTAAATGATTAATAAAGAATTTATTTTGGTTATAGTGGCTATAGCAATAGGTGTATTTCTGGCCTTGGCGTATTTCCCTAGCGATCGGCGTGTGATTGATTGCGGTATTGCAGAAATAAGTCCGGACTATTCCAATGAAATGAAAGAAGCCTGTAGAAAAGAAAGGATGGCACGATGATAGTAGAATTAAATAACGAAGCAGTGGATGGGTTAATCAAAAGTCTTTTGATACAAGACTACAAAGGTCTTTGTTCGGATATTGACAATCTAGAATCCGCAAAGGAACTGCGAGATTATCAGCGACAAGATCTTGAACATAACTATCGTTATCGCAATGCAATGGAAACTCTACTAGAATACTATGTAGGATTTCATTGGAAGGACCAGCTGTGAAACACGTAGGCGTAGCTATTGGTATGAACACGATTGAACGTATAGATCGTATACGTGAACTGTCCGAATTCTTTGGCTTTAGATTAGGCCGGCGCCCGCATAGTGGGTTCGGAGATAGTGAGCTCGACGTTATTGCTTTGTATCCCAAGGACGATCGTTTGCCCACGTACAGTCGCGAGTCTTGTTTGTTTACAGGTTCACTATCCGATGTTGAAAACTTTTTAGATGGTGTTCAATGGGCAAGAAAATATGACAACCTAATAGGTGCAACAACAGATCAGCGACGTACACAATACGAGGCACGGGAAGTAGCAAGATTGGCAAAGATGAAACTTAATAAAGAGAAAGCAGACACTTTTAAAATACTCAAACAGGAACATGCGTAATGGAACCAATTGATTTTAACGAAATTAAAGCTTCAAAAAAAGTAAAACAACTCATTGCGAAATTACAAGAACGTTTACTACTAACCGAAGATGCACTAGAGGACATTACTCGTGCAGCTGAAATCGTAGAAGTGACTGGACAACGAGAAATTCTTAGCACCTGGATTGAACAATCCAACGAGTTCTTGAAAAATCGTATTGTACGTCCAGATTCTAGTATTAGCGCCGACGAACAAAAAATTCTTGTCGTAACCGACGAAACAGACGGCAACAAAAATGTTACGTAACGGAGAAGCCAATCCGTTAACAGTACACGGGCTTCGAGAATTAGATCGTTGCCCACCACACTTTATTCAAGTACCATTTGATAGCCGTTGTTCTCGAAAACAAATAACTGATTGGATATGGGAAAATTTTGAAGGACGTTTTTGGTTTGACGATCTTTACTACTTGACTGAAAGTGGCTCAACTGCAATGACTGCTTGTGCTGCATTTGAAATTCCTGGTGAAGCCAGTATGTTCAGTCTTTGCTTGGATCAGATTCAAGCCCAATCTGTAATATTTTAACTTAAAATAAAAAAATAATAGTCTCTCTTTTCTCTATTAAATAATATTATTATTTAATGGAGAACACATGGAACAACCTTCACAATCCCCCGAAGCACCCAGTCTAGCACTAACTGATTTGGTACTATTATTAAATCTGATTAGGGTAGCCAGCGAACGCGGTGCAATCAAAGCCGACGAGCTCAGTGCAGTTGGTGATGTATATAACAAACTTCTAAAATTCTTAGAGGCAAGTGGTGCCATAAATAAACAGGCCTCAGAAGAATCCGCACCGGATCAATCCGAATAAATTCAAGGAGAAATAAAATGTTAAAGCACGTCGGTAAACACAACGAAAAGCGTTGTGTAATTGTTTTTCGAAAAATACCCGATCTAGAACACATGGCATTGGTTATTTACAGCGACCTATTGCCTAGGATGGTTCACGACGAAGTAATGCGAGCTGTTGAAAGCCCGCAAGGACAGGAAGCAAAAGAAATTAGCGATGTTCTGTTTAGAACTATTATGGCAGATGGTCATAACTGTCTAGAAAGCTTGCATCGAAATGGATTAATGAAAAAGGTTCCTACCAATCAAGTTTTAGTTACTCCTACTAGTAATAGTAGTGTCCGACTAGATGAATTAAATGATATTCTTGACGAAATGCAAAAAGGCGAAGAAGCTCTCAAACGTCTTCAAGATATTGATAGCAGTCGTGGATATACTGGTAAAAAAGCACCAAGAAAAGCCACAATCCAAGAAGTTGGGGAACGTCGCACAAGAGAAGCACAAGGTAATACTAGTGCTGCAGAAATGTTATCAGGACTACTATCAGACTCTGACTTAGCTACTCAAAGATTAGAACAAGCTCAAAAAATGGAAGCAAGTGCTAAACAACTATTAGAGGAAGCAGCAAGATTAAAACAAGAAGCAGAAAGTCTAAGTCCAAAGGTAGATAATGTCGGAACAAAAACCAAAAAAACCGCGACAAAAAAGCAAGCGGCTTAATCTAAATAGCAAAGCACAATGGGAATCTATTTTACGTTCAGTAGAAAAAAAAGAAATTCCTATTGCTTTTTTAGAAAGTGTTGCGGTTAATCTTACCGACGGCACCATAGTTAACATCAACATCAAAGAACTACTCAACGAAGGTAATGACCCTGATGTGTTAGAAACAATGTTAAAGACTAAATTATCCGCATTAGATTACATAATCGAAGACATTGATTTTTATATAAGTGTCGCAGCAGTACAAAAAGCAGTACAACCAGCCACAGACGAATTACTTAAAAATTTATGATTTGTACAATCTTTGCCACAGACCAAATGGGGACATTTGGTAATCGTGGAACACTACCCTGGCCAATGGATCCTGAAGATATGGCCTGGTTTCGAGAACATACTCATAATCAGATTGTTATTATGGGCCGCAAAACTTGGGATGATCCCAAGATGAAGAAGCCATTGCCCAATAGAATTAATTGTGTAGTTAGCAGCAGACCCATTGAAGGATATCCCGGTGTTAGACGCTTACACGGTGATTACAAAAAGCAAATTCGCGAACTGCAAACATTATTTCCGGATAAAAAAATATTCATATTAGGTGGTCCAGAACTCATTATGGACTGCAAGGATCTAATAGATTATGCTTATGTCACACACAGAAAAGGCGCTGCATTTAGCGATGTTCGGATTGATTTGCGAGATTTTATGATAGGGATGAGGATCACAAGTAGTAGACCTTCTTCAGATAAAATGTTAAACTTTAGTATCTACAAAAATGTAGATATTTTTAGACCTTTATAAATGGAACAACAATACTTAACAGCATTGCGTGATGTTTTAGAAACAGGAACACGCAGAGATGATCGCACGGGTGTAGGTACTATATCACAATTTGGTATGCAACAACGTTACGATCTATCCCAAGGCTTTCCAGCGGTTACTACAAAGCGACTGGCATGGAAGAGTGTAGTAGGAGAACTACTATGGATGATTGAAGGTAGTGGTGATGAACGTAGGCTAGCAGAGATTACGCATGGTACTCGAGATAGTGTTGTTACGATTTGGACACCTAATGCAATGGCTCCTTATTGGCGAGCCAAGTCTAAGTTCGAAGGCGACTTGGGTAGAGTATATGGAGTACAGTGGCGTCATTGGCGTGCCATTAAACCTCGTGAAACCAACGCTACATTTAAAGACGGTTTTGGAAGTACTTACCGTAGAGTAGGCAACGATGTAGAAGTAAAAGAAGTTGATCAACTGATGCAGTTGATTGAGGGTATCAAGGCAGACCCATACGGACGACGACACATACTTTCAGCATGGAACCCAGGCGAGCTCGACTCAATGGCCTTGCCCCCGTGTCATTGCTTTGCACAGTTTTATGTAGCAGATGGCAAACTCAGTTGCCAAATGTATCAAAGAAGTTGCGACATGTTTCTAGGTGTACCTTTTAATATCGCCAGCTATTCGCTATTGACAGCGATGATTGCACAAGTGTGTGGTTTGAAAGTAGGAGAGTTCGTTCACGTTCTAGGCGACGCACACATATACTCGGATCATGTAGAGCAGGTAAAAGAACAGTTGACACGTGAACCATTACCAATGCCGCAATTGTACCTCAATCCTGAGATTACTGATATCACTAAGTTTACTATGGCAGATATCAGATTAGAAAATTATCAATCACACAACGCTATTCAGGCTAAAATGGCTGTATGATATTACACGAATTCACAATGGGAGATGTAGAGGATCCATACCTGTACGCAGGATTTCCTATCAGTGAATGGCAGGCAACAGAAATGGGACAATGGGTGATGGCGAATGTCACAGAACAACCTGCATTTCATGTTCACCCAAGTCATGAAACAATGGGATATCGTGTAGTAATAACAGGCAAACTCAATCCCCAAGCAGAAACTTACTTTAGATTAAAATACCAATGAGAGCATTTATTACTGGTGGTGCCGGCTTTATCGGTCACAATGTTGTACGTTTTCTTGAGAAACAAGGTGTAGAATGTTTTGGTGTAGATAGTCGAACCAATTATGGCTTTGTTCCGCAAGATGAATTAAATTATTTGATCAAAGAAAGATTTAGTCGTATACGTGCCACACCATTAGTTGGTGATATTAGAGATACTGAAGATATTCGTAGTCGCATTGGCACTTTTAGTTGCGATACCATTATTCATCTTGCCAGTTTTCCAAGACAAAAAGTAGTCAGTCAAAATCCTGTACTTGCCAGCGAAGTAATGAGTACTGGCTTAATAAATCTACTAGAAGCAGCAGTTGCTCACAAGATCAAACGATTTGTTTATATCAGTAGCAGTATGGTCTACGGTGATTTTGAAAATGATGTCAATGAAGATGCTGTATGCAACCCAATTGGGCAATATGGTATCATGAAGTACATGGGAGAAAAACTTGTTGCAGATTATTCTAGACAATTTGATTTTGATTATACTATTATTCGTCCTAGTGCAGTATATGGGGAGCTAGATGTTGAGGATCGTGTGGTCAGCAAGTTCATGTTAGGTGCCATGCGTGGCGATACTCTTCGAGTTAAAGGAGCCAACGAAGTATTAGATTTTACTTATGTAGAAGATGCTGCCTGGGGTATTGTACAGGCTACATTGAGTGCAAATGCTGCAAACAAAATCTACAATATTACTCGTAGCGACCAAACACTAATAACTCTAGAACAAGCAGCCAAGTTGGCCATTGGTATTGCTGGGCAAGGCGAGTTGGAAATACAAGATAGAGATCTATCTTTTCCAAAACGCGGTCGATTGAGTATTGACCGTGCAGTCCAAGATTTTAATTATCAACCCAGTGTCAGTGTCGAAGAAGGTTTCCGTCGTTATTACGAATGGTTTAAAAAGTCTGCATACTGGCAAGCTCGGCTATGAATGTAATTCCGTTCTTCGGTGTAGATCGTCAGTACAAAAATTTACGAGAAGAAATACTCGACATCACTGATAGAGTATATTCAACTGGACGAGTATTGGACGGAGAATATACCAGAGAGTTTGAATTACAAATCGCAAGACGTTGTAATAGAGCCTATGCCCTAGCAGTGAATTCCGGAACACAAGCATTGATTTTTGCACAAAGAGCGGCCATGAACAAACCGCCTTATTCCGTTTTAATCCCAACTGTTAGTTTTGTAGCTACAATTAATAGTGTATTAATGAATGACTTCACTCCGGTATTCTGCGATGTTGATTTCAAAGGATTAATTGATATTGACTCGTATCAATACAAACTGGATCAAAGTGTTGGCGCCATAATGTATGTCAATCTATTTGGAAATTGTATTGACTGGAATCGTTTCAGAATGCAAACTGAATTTTTTAATGACGGCTTGGTTGTAATTGAAGATGCTGCACAGAGCTTTGGTGCAAGTTATCAAGGAATACCTAGTGGTAAGATGGGCGATATCAGTGTATTAAGCTTTGATCCAACCAAGAACTTGAACAATTACGGCTCAGGCGGAATGATATTGACCGATGACTTTCATCTTTATGAAACTTGTCGAGGCCTGAGAGACAATGGTAAAATTATTCACGACACACCGGGTACCAACAGCAAGATGAGTGAAGCAGACTGTGCTCAAATGTTAGTTAAATTAAATCATTTTGACGCATGGCAAAGACGTAGACGACAAATTGCCGAGCATTACATTGATCAATTATATATGTATGTTGACATTCTTGTGCCTAACACAGGTGTAGAACATGCCTGGCATAAATTTGTAATTAGAACCAATCATAGAAATAGTTTGATGCATAGACTGAGCCTTGACGGTATAGAAAGCAAGATACATTACGAAAATGCACTTTACGATCTGGGTGTTGGATTTAACTATATAGACTACAGCAGAGATCTGTATACAGAAACCAGTGCCTTTACTAGAGAATGCCTAAGCTTGCCTATATACCCAGAATTGTCAGACGCTGAAGTTGAAACGGTTGTTGACAGTATCAAACGTTATATAGATTCTTGAATCGTCTAGCCAGCCAGGGCCAATCAAAACTAAGCCTTAATTGATCATAATCACCTGCCACTTCTGTGTAGTAATTAACTGCGTCTTGAGCTCCACGCAAACACCATTCTGCATTGTCCCCTGACGCAACAGATAACCAGGTATCTAATCTATGTTCAGTCTCTAATGTAGGTGATTGAGTCATAAATTGTTTTAATTTTAGTACTTCTCTGAATGCAGTACGCCAAGTCATCCAGGGATCTTGATTGAAATATGCAATGGCACTTAATTCAGGAACCACAGTGTGTTTTTGGCTGAGTGTGAAATCTAATCCCGATTCCGTAGTTTCTAATACCAAACGTTTGTTGTAGGCAATAACACCCATGTGCCCGTATTCGAGTCCATTTAGACAATTACGACTATGAAAAATGTAGTGCTTGGGCTCTTGCCAATAATCCGGTTGCCAGGTCCAATCAAAACTACCAACCACTTCTAATTTGGCAAACACTGCAAAGAACCAATCTGTTTTGCTTGCTTGTGCAGCAGCATGATAAGCTGCTATTCGTCCATTAACATTTTGTACTCTACGAATCTTTTGTAAGCCATGTGGTATTTGTGCTTCTGCTACTGTGGTCAAATGATTATACCATCGTTCAGCATCAGGCTCCCCGTTGCTGATATACACAATATCCAAGGCTTTATCTGTATAAAAGTCTCCTTTGCGACGCAAAACATACGGATAATCGTACAGTTGTGTCTTGATATGTGCGCGAGCTTCTCTAGGTACTACACTTACACTACCTGAGGTATTTAATGATTCTGCAACACGGTCCTTGGGATGCCACATACAAGGAGGTGTAAATATTGGCCTAATTGTAAATTCATTTGTTTTAAAAATAACATAGGGAAATTTAAACTCGTGATTCACAATTGAATCAACAATACTGTCACCTTTGTATTCAACAATAGGAACATCTACTGGGACTATTTGACTATTACAATAATGAATGACATTAAACCAATCAAGTAATTCTAACTCGTACAGTTGTAATCGCAGTGATGAAACATGTACATAAAAAGTATCGCCGCGGCGTTGTGCATATTGATTACTGTGAGAATGTGTAGGAAATACATGAATCATTTCTTGTTGTTCAGGAGCAGGATGCCATGTAAAATCAAATTCTGTGTACCTACAAAAACTGCTAATAATCCAAACATACTCGGTTGTAGCTAAGTTAACTATGCGCTTGAATACATTAAGATGACTGTCAACATAACGAGTTAATTTTATATCCGGGTACTGTTTTTGTATTTTAGCAAATTGTTCTTGACTTCCTTCATTAAGGAAATCCATATAGAAGATTTGTGTAGCACCCAATTGAATGTGCTGACTACTAACAAATTTTATACCGGCAGTTCCTTGATATATCGGACCACCGCTACGCTGCCATTGTGTAGGAAAATGGTATTCATAATCTGGTTCTAACTCATCTGGATGCCAACTGTAATCAAACTTTGAATCATCAATATTAACAGGTACAGTCCATTTTGTTTTATCTTCTAGCCTTGTAGCTTTTTGCTCGTCCCTGAAATGCCATTCTTTATTTTTTACTGTGTCCTTGTGTGCTAGATATGCACCACCAGTGCGTTGCCATTGTGTTCCAAAGCAATGAGTTTGATGAGACTCCCAAGGTGTGGGTTTCCAATCAAAATCAAAATTGCTGTAATCATTACCGCCATAAATATACCAGTAGAATCTGGTTCTACTTTTATCAGCAGCATCCTCTAAATTGTCAGCAGGTTGTTCGTGTGCAAATCTATTTGGTTTAGATCCATAATAAAAAACATCAAACATGTATAATATTCACAGTCATTATGAAAACATCTTGGCGTATGTTAACAGTATTGTAGCACAATCAACAGTTGTTTACCTACATCCTTTTGGAAGCACACGACCAGAAAACATCGAAGCATTACAAAACGGTGGTTTTGGTCCATTGATAATTGCTTATGATCAAGAACCGTTAAATTTTGATTATAATAAATCACTTTTTAAATATATCAATCAAAATTTCAAAGATGATTCTGGACAATCTAGATCAACTATATTACTTAACACAGAAAAATTTAGTTTAGAAAAAATCAAGATACTTGATAATTTTAAATATGCAGATGTATCTTGTTTCTTTCACGCTTTTGCAGCAGCGGATTGGTATAGAGGCTATCAATACTGTACTGATATCATACCAGTTACAGACAGAAAAATTACTAAAAAATATATTACATTTAATCGCATCACCGGCAACGCAAGAGCCTATCGCGGTTTTTTGATTGCAGAACTTGGTAAATTAAATCTACTAGGTCTGGGTCATGTTAGTTATAGTACTGTTTGCCCCGAGCATGGACACTACAAACAAAATCTTATTAATACCATAAACAAATACAAGGTGTCTGCAGATTATGTCAACGAATCAATTGATCTATTGAACCAATTAACGTATCCACTACGCATAGATAGCGATATCAATCTTGGTATCCCAAATGGTAGTCAAACGCTGGGTCCTATTTCTGCTTTTATGGAAAGTTTTTTACATGTGGTAACAGAAACTTGTTACTGGGAAGAAAAAACTCATCTGACAGAAAAGATATTCAAACCTATTGTGGCACGTCAACCATTTGTGTTACTGGGCTGTGCTAACAATTTAAAATATTTAAAAAGTTACGGCTTTAAAACATTTGATGCATGGTGGGATGAAAGTTATGATAGTATCACGGATCCTATACTACGATTGCAGGCGGTAGTTAAAATTATTAACGAAATATGTTCAATGAGCAACAAAGATTTAACTGCTATGTTACGTGCTATGCAACACGTACTTGATTACAATTACAATAAATTTTACAGTACAGAGTTTGTTGATTATTGTTGGCATGAGCTCACTGAGAATCTTGAGTTGTCACTTGCTCAACTACGACCCCAGACCGCTCTAGAAATTTGATTCCTGCATCATCTCTGTAGTTTTGCATATACAAAACATGGTTGATACCTGACTGATATATAAGTTTAGCGCATTCAATACAAGGACTGTGAGTAATAAACATAGTGGCACCGTTACCACTGTCGTTAGATTTTGCCAGTTTAGCAATAGCGTTCGTTTCGGCGTGTAATACCTCCGGTCGAGTTTTAAGTGTTACTCCACCATCTTCGTAGCGTGTTTCTTCTTCACAGTTGTTATCCCATCCGGCTGGCATGCCATTGTAGCCAATACTAATAACTCTATCTTCTTTAACTACAATAGCACCCACTTTTAATCTGCGAGCATGACTTAGTTCTGCAAATGTTTGTGCTGTTTTCATGTAAGCATGTTTAAATTTTTCTTTCATTTATTTTCTCTAGTATAATTTTTGACCATTTTGCTGCATCTTGCTCGGTTACTCGAACATCATACTTTTCTGGAGATTCAAACATACGATTGGTATCTTCATATCTACCTTCTGCAATTGTATCTACCCATATCGTAAAATCTGCAGCATAATTGTCACGCATACAAGATAACGGGCAAACAAAGTCTGCAATTATGTAATCCTTATTTGATATGTCTGCTATTTCTCGCATACGTTGACTTTGTCTTAGTCGTCCTGCTTCAGAAAAATCCCAATCGTTAAACTTTTTTCTAATCTCATCTGCGTTGAGCCACAACGCATTCGGAGATAACATTGCAAATAAATTTAGTGCTAGGGTAGTTTTACCGGCACCAGGTAGCCCCATTATTAATATTCTCATGAACACACCTTTACATTGTATTTTTGTTCAAATCTATCTGCATCTGCTCTATCGTTAACCATTGGTTCTCCTTTGATATTTAAACTAGTATTGAGTAACATAGGACAGTCGGTCATTACAAACCATTTTTCTAACAGTTGCCGTATTCCCGAACCATCTCGTGGTACTGTTTGTACTCGACTGGTCCCATCATAATGGCAGATAGCAGGAAAACGGTCAGTATACCTACACTGAGCGACTGATTGCATATAACGACTATCAGTCCACCCACTGCGGAAAATAAAGTACTGATCAGCCATCTCCTCCAGTATTACTGGAGCGAAAGGTCTAAATTTTTGTCTACGTTTGATTTCATTTACTCTATCTTTGATATCTGGGCCTCTGGGATCCGCCAACAAACTTCTATTACCTAACGCACGAGGCCCGAACTCAGCACGACCGCTAGCAACACCACAAATCCTGTCAGATAACAAACTATCGAGTACAGGTGTGACGGGATATTCGCCCGGTATATTGTGACCAAGATAAGCATTGCGCCAATTAAGGCGACGCCCATATTGAAGTGCGGCAGCACCAAGACTGCTACCAGCATCACCAGGATTAGGCATAATCCAAATATTTTCAAAATATTCTCCTAGGTTTCTATTTGCTAAACAATTGAGTGCAACGCCACCCATATAAACAAGATTTGCACTCCACTTGAAATCTCTAGCACGACGCATTACATTGTAGACTAGTCTTTCTAAAACTTTTTGCGCGGCTGCCGCAAGATCTGCATCATGAACAAGTTGTAGAAATTCTTTTTCCACTCCTAGATGTAAATTATTATTAAAGGTTACTTTCCACTCATCGGATATCAACGAATCTTGCATTGCTGATGCACTAAATGGTGATCCATAAGCACTCATGCCCATCAATATATATTCATCCTCGTTGGGCTTGAGATCCACACGTTGTGTCATTGCACTGTAAAATAAACCTATACTGTGCGGATATCGTTGTCCCCATAATCGTTTATATTGTGCATGACCTCTGCTGTCATATTCTGCACCCCAGATGCTGATTGTATCCCACTCGCCAATGGCATCAATGACCACTATTGTAGCACGATCATATGGACTTGTTTGAAATCCTGCTGCTGCATGACTAAGGTGATGACTGTGTGAACTATAACTAGGAATATGATCATACCCAAACTGTTCTGTTAATAATTTTTTAGTAAACAGTTTATTCCATTCTATACCTTCACCACTGTATAATCTACGCAACTGCTTTTTCCAAGGTGTTTCATAATATGCAACATGGTGTATATTATAGTCCATGATCTCATCAACTAGTCCGCGACTAAGATTGGGATCATTTTTTAGTTTGCTGTAGCGTTCGCTATGGCCAGCAAAAAGTATGTCTCCCTGAGAACTAATTATTGTAGCAGCAGCGTCATGAAATCCCGCTGATATTCCTAATATGTTCATAAATTTTATTGGCTATTATTTCATGTCCTGCTTCTAACGGATGCCCGTTAGTCCCGTACGGTGTTCCGTAACACCATTCAGCTACACTTGTAAACATGTTATCAACAAACATAGATGTATCAATTTGATCTATTAATTTCTGAAATTTGGTGTGATGTTGTTGATGACTACAATGCGCTCCGCATGCTATGAACATTATACACGGAATCTTGTGTAATTTGCAAAGACCTTGAACTGTTATTATTTTACGTAACCAATCAGCATAGTAATATTCTGGTGTATCGTATGCTGTAAGATATTTTATTAAATCAATACGATGAGTAGAATCTTGTTGGAATGATCTATAATTTCTTCCGGCCCATATATCATATATTCCTATTTCATCTGCAAATTCTTGTCTGTTACAGTCACTCCATCCAATTATGACCATTTCTGCTTGATCAATAACTGCATCAATTGCTCGTTTCACCATTCTGGTATTACCAGTAGCAGGGCGTCCTTTATTAACAACAGATTTATCAATGAGCTTAGATAATAGCGCAGGCCACGCTTTATCTTGTGACTCAAGTTCATCTCCGTAGGTAAAACTATCTCCTATTGCATGTATCATTTGTAAATAAATGGATCTCGTTTTCTAAGTTCTTTTAGTTTACGACGATATCTAATTTCTAATCGAATTCTGTTCCAAAGGGTTTTTAACCAGTTCATTGAATTTTTCCTTGATTAATTCTGCTGCGACAATGTGAGCTTCTTCTAATGGATGTGTTGTTCCTACCGGGTATTTATTTTCCACTGCCCATTGATAAAATCCTCTTGGCTCTTTTGTATGATTTGATTCTGTTCCGGATTCAAAAAAGAACCATCGGTTCCAATCAATTTGATTATATAAAGAATCAATATACTGATCCTGTTGTCTATAGTAATTGGGATGATCGTAAAAATGATTGTCTGCTGGTAAAAAGATATACGGTATGTTGTTTGTTTTTAGATAATACTGTAAAAATAATATTTCTTTGAGACTAGAATATAATTCATAGTATTCACTATCGCCTACATGTTGAAAAAAAGTTTTAGCAAAATCTGCCACTCCTGTTTCTTTTGCAGTAGTAATAGCGTTTTGTTGTTGACGCAATATCTTCTGATCTTTTATTTTAAATTCTTTCTCTACATCATTGACATTTTTAAGTGTGGTCCAAGAATTAATACTGTACCAAGGACTGATATGTTGTCGAGTATTGTAATTGAATCTAAATTCGTAACGGTTTGTAAATGACCATGTGACCATTGCTACTATCTGTTTGTTTTGTTTTTTAAAGTTGTCACATGCCGCTATTACCATTCGACTGATAGCGTTGTTTGCATTACCAGACCATGCTGCACAATGATATTCAAAATTATTTCGTTTGGCTAAAATTGCTGGAAACGTGCTGGCACTGGGACCATTAATTTGATCCCGTAATTCTGCTCCAAAAATAAAACTATCACCGCCTGCTACTAAAATCATATCCTGGTCTCATTATATCTATTTGCATTTTTTTATACTCGGGATCAGCCCATGAGTAGTCAAAAGTATTAGTAACTCCATCAAGTTCAATTTGATATATATCTAAATAATTACTTAACATTTTCCAAATTGATTGTCCGTTATCTGTTCCAAAACTATTAATTAAATCAACTTGTCCTATTGGAAGATATCCGCAACTTAATCGAGGATCATGATGATCTTTACCGTTTTTATGCATCCACGTTTGAAATAAATTCTGTTCTTCGGTATGCCACGGTGTCGCTGAATCTCCATAAACAATATTATTGCCCCACTCAACATCAAACTCGCCGCTATAATATTTTAAATCTGTGATAGCTTTGCATATGGTATCAGTTAGATCTGGTGCACCTTCGTCTCTGAATACTTCGTAATATGTTTTGCCTATTTGAGTCCAGTGCATATACACTCCACCTAACACACGATCATATCCGTTTGTAACAAATAACTCGCGATGTTTATCAGTTAACTCATATCTTCTGGCGTTAATAAACGTAGTAATTTGACTAGGTCTTACCCATTGCGGAAATGTAATCAGTTTACGACGACTCAGCACTAGAGTTTCAATTTCATGACACAAAATGTTTAGCTGTCTAATTGCATATTTTGTTTCGTAATCTGCACGACGATAATAATCGCTCAATGACCAAACTGTGCCCTGTAGTACTTCAAAATGATTGTGCAATCTATTCAGCATGTCATGATTGGGTCCGTTGGGCGCATAATCGTGTGCTACTACATTTTCTGGTGTATACACATCATCAATTTGATAATCGTCAAAAAAATTATTGACTGTATCAACTGCTTGGTTAAGTTGATCACACAGATATTCTATTGTTCTTGCACTGTCAGGAAATCCAAGAAAACAAAAATTTTTTTCTATTAGATTTTTAGATTGTAATAATTCTTTAAGAGCCGCGATCCAATCCTGTGATAATACATTGTCATGAGAAACAATATTATAATCAATTTGATCTTTATAGTTTAACGGGTTACGTAATACAATTTTAACTGATGGCATTCCACCACTCATATACATCTGCTCTCTTTGAAAGTATTTGATTCATCGTAATAGGTTGACTACGAATGGACTCTAATTGTAACATACGAGCCTTGCCTCGAGCAATACCTTTGGCATATTCCGTTTCACCATATTGCTCTTGAAAGGTAGGGCGTGTTTTTAGCTGAACTAGTATATCCTTTAACGGTCCGGCTACTCCGGCGTTTAACAATTCATCTACCCATGGATCTAAAATTGATCTAGGTAGGGCTAAAGGTGACATAACTATGTCCGGCGTAAAACCAAAGACAACCTTAGCAAGGATGTCAACGCCCAAATCGTTACCTAACTGCTGTATATTGTCAACTTCAAACATACCCGGTAAGGTAAGCGTGAAGTCTATTCTCATCTGCCTTCTGTGTCTCGCAATTGCAACTCCTGCCTTAAAGTTCGCAAGCCATGCTTTATAATCAAGGCCTGTTCGGATATACTCTCCAATTGCGCCTGTACCGTCGATACTCGCGCAGATTTGCCAGTCGCGTAAACTAGCAAGAATATTGGTATAAAGATCACAACCTCTGTAACTAATGCGGCTAAGATTGGTATTGTAACGTGCGTAAACATTCGGTCCATCTCCCAGTTCTATTATCCTTTGCATATACCGCCAATGTTGTTCGTACATTAAGGGTTCGCCCCCTACCCAGTACACTTCCTCAACACGGTGGTCCTCAACCGCGTCAGAAAACTCTTGTTCAATCTGACTGCTTTGAAACTGCTCAATCTGGTACTTGACTTCGGGTCGCATCCAAGCATTCTTAGGATTATCCCAATTGATCATATTATGTTGACGCTGCTCGCTTTCCCAGCTACTGGACAACATATCACCGCACATACGGCACTTGAAGTTACACAGGTTGCTGAACCGGTAGTCCCAACTGACCGGCTTCATAGTAGTATAACCTTCGGCATCAGTTTGTTCAACAACTTGTAAATACTTATGGGCAAAGAGATGATTAAAATAACTGCGGTAAACGTCTGTGTTCAATAGTTTATCATTACACACTTCGCACTCGGGCAGTGTTTCTCCTGCCATCATGCGTCTACGTACGGACCGCATGTGATCACTGTTCCAATGTTCTTCTAAGGTAACGGGAATGTACTTGCCAGTACCAGCTCGAGTGTCTATATACTGCTCAAAGTTCTGCGCTGGCTCGCGGCTAGCACAACACATACGTCGTTCTGTTTGTGGACTCAAATATGTATGCGTCCATGGTGCCATGCACAATGTGTCAGGTTTTTTCAATTTCTATCTTTAAAAATATATCTGCTATCCATTGATGCCATAGCGGGCTATAATGATGACCTAACTTAGATAAAGGCCATTTGTCTGCATGATCAATGTAGGGAATTAAATCATACAAAGTTATATCAATTAATTTAATACCAGAATCTATACATACATCTCTCATTTTGTTAACGCATGCATTAAAATTTTCTTGCAATTTTTTATCTGACCATTCGTCCATGAATAAAATTCTATTAGAGTCAGTTGGTAGTGACTGTTTATGTATGCCATTGTCAAGATATTCAAATCTAGTCCAGTCTGGCCAAAGAATGTAAATTTTTTTAGGTACCTCTTGTCTTATAATGTCAGGTGCTGTCCTAATAATGTAATCTGCACTACATCCACTAACACCATAATTCTTTAAATTTAATAATGACGGCCATGCTTCATATAATTCTACACCTACTCCTGCAGTATGACTACACCCGAATGCCAAATTACTCATAGCCCATTGCTCGTGCTATTTCTGGATGTGTATCCGCGAAGTTTTGTGTACGATAAGCATCTGTGCGTTGCATCTTTTCTAAGAATTCTTTTCCGTCACTGCCCGGACCTAGTTCTATAAAGTTAATAACACTATCAATTTCTTTCTGATAAAAAGCATTGGTCCAGAATACTGTTTTTAACTTGTTTAGTACTAGCTCTCGTGCTTGTGGTGTCATACGTTGTACACTCACGTGATCCGGGCTATGCAACATATTGAAGTATATGTTATTGAATCCTTTTGTATCTGCCCATGCTAGTAACTCATCAAGATAATACACATTCTGTATGTTCACAGTAAAACATAATTGTGTAGTTATGTTACTGGTATTACCGTGATTTGCCTGCCAGGTATCACGTATGCGATGGATGGTGTCAATGTTCTTAACTACTTCATCCCATACTGCACCATATCGTTCATACTCAAAGCGTTCGTTAACGTTGTCTATACTAAATGCAATATCCACACGACCAAAGTTCTGCCATAGCCATAGTTCATCTGGCATTACAGTACCGTTGGTATTATAGTGTATATCTATATTTTTGCTGTATCCATCTGCTACTGCAAATTGTAACAGCGCAAAGTGTTCTTTGATTAACCAAGGTTCACCACCAGTAAACTCAATGTACTTTATGTTAGGCAGTAACTCACGTAGGTTATTCCAAAAGTTTGTATCTTGATTTCTTGGCCATGCACCTTGCTTTAACCAAGTATATGCTATATGTTGTTTTTTATTAAAATCTTTAGGCATGTATTTTAGTTCTTCGTCTGCCCACTTGCTACTTGACCAAGAGCCGCATATACGACATTTAAGGTTACAGATGTTACCTAGTTTCAAATCAACAAACCACAGTTGATCCGGAGTATTATTGCTCCAGTCTACTTGTGTGTATAGTTCTTTTAATCTTACTTGACTGTGTATGCGTTTACTTGTACGTCCTGCTGCCTCTTCGTCCCAACAACGATTGCATGTTGCCGGCTTGATACCTGCACGAAAGTCTTGTCTTAAACGCTGCATGTAATCACTTTTGTATATAGTGACCAAGTCTGTTTTGTTTAAGTCGTACTTGACGCCATGCTCATCTGTAATTTCATCATGTGCCAGACAGCAAGGTCTAGCAGAGCCAACGGGACTAGTTTCTATACTAATCCAAGGTAGCATACATATTGAGTTAGATAGGATCATTTAGTACTTTTAATTCCAAAAATGTTTCCCAAAAATTTTCATTTCTAATATCATCTAATTTTTTAATTTCTTCTTGGAACTTAGGAAAAAGATGACTGTTATCTATGCTCTGAACAAAATTTAAAACACTCTTAAATCCATTTGTTGCTCGTTTTAAGCTATCCAATGGTTCAAGCCATTCTATATGTTTTTCGTATGCTGGTATAATTACTTTGCGTTTAAACCAGTCTGGGAAAATATCGGCTCTGTACCACTCTGGACTTAGGCAAAGATTTATGTTAACATCGCCAGGCTTAATTAAACCTAGGTTTACCCATTCCTTGTGAAAATCTAAGATGTGCAAAATATTCATTGCACTAACAGTAGGATTAATATGAAAATCAACATGAGGTACTTCTTTTTTCATTATAATTCTATTTTTAATTGCTTGTTGCCAATCAGTACCCTTACGCATTAGTTCAGCTCTAGCACCTGATGCATCCAGACTTGCTCCTAGGCTAACACTCTTAAACTGTTTCCAATAGTCAAATACGTGTTTGTCTTTATAACTAAGCTCACTGAAATTAGAATTATATAAAATTCTTACATCTGTTTTACCTGCTTCAATAAGTTTCTCTAACATGAAGTAGTGTTCCTTCATTATTAAAGGTTCGCCACCAGCAAAATATACTTGTTCCAAGTATGGTATATGCGGTAGCATTTGTTCCATCATTGAGTCTTCGTTACCAGTTGTATACTCTACACGAAGCATATCACGGCCAAGCACATCCGGTTTTCGATCATATAGCTTAATATGATCATTATACCAATTACTGCTAAAAATAGGACCACATGTACGACAACTAAAATTACAAAGATTGCTAAATCTGACATCCCAATATCTTATCTTAAATTCTGGATGAGTACCATCCTCTAGTGTTTGTTCTATCTCGGCAATATTATGCCCGTAGTTACGATTAGCATCATTACGCATACTGAAGAAACCGTTTTTTTCATGTTCATAGCACTTGGTACATTCCTTACAGGGTTTGTCTTCTAACATATTAGTGCGTAGCGCACGATATGGTTCTTGATTCCAAACTTCTTGCATGGTATTTTTACGCAAGTCTCCAATTGGGTGCCAATAGTCCGATAAGCAACAAGGATATGCACGACCGTCTGGAAAGGCATGCATGTGTGTCCAAGGTAATATACAAAAGGTTTTACTTTTTGTTAGTTTGTATAGTTGATCGTCGGTGAATTTTTTATCTTTTGCATAAAGAGGTGACAGCGACAAATAGTCATATCCAGTTTTATAGATATGTTCTTTACTGTTTTCTAAGTCGGAGATTTCTTTTTTAATCACTGGATTAGCAATGTCTATTCCGTTAACATAGTCGTTGTATAACGGCCAGTCTGAGCCTGCATGTTTTTCATAAAAATCTTTTTGTAGTTTATTTTCGTTCATAAATTATTATACCATTCTTTTAAATTAGGGAATGTTTTACAAAAATCTTTGTTGCGTCGTTGATCGTATTGGCTATAAAAACTTTTAAAATCGTGTCGTAATTTTTCCAAATCAAATGTTTCGCTATGTGGAGTTTTTACTACATCAAGATAATCTATCAATCTTTGTACGTGATTTCTTTCATGATCATGTAACATAACATGATTCCCCCAAACATTTAACCAATTTTCTAATTTAATTTTGTAGTGTGTTCGTAATTCGTCAGGAAGAACCAATGGACTTTGAAAACTTGGAAATCTCAAAATATTTAATGTAAACGATGGGAAATCTCTACCCCAACCACTTTTAAATTCTAACATTTTTGTAAGTAAATCTGGTAGCGATTCCAAACAAAGTGCATTAACAGTACACATTAAATGCATTCGATACAATGTACCACTACGAATTAACTTTTCAACATTCTTTAACCAATCATCATAAATTAAACCATCTCTAATGTATTCAGCCTGTGGTCCTACTGCTTCCATGCTGGTATAAACATCTAGTACTATGCCCTTGGTGTTATCGAGTAATCTATCAACGTCAACTTGAGTACCTAGATTGCTGTTAATAGCCAGTCTTGTTTTTGTTTGTCCTTTATGCGTGTTGAACCAGTCCAGCAATTGCCAGGTATAACCTGACATCAATGGTTCCCCGCCTGTGATTCGTAACTCGTCGAGTGTTTGGTGGAGGTCGCTTTCCCACCACTGGAAAAATGCTTCTACATACGGATTAGTTTCACCAAATTTATAAAGTTGACTATGGTCATGGCTGTGAGTAAAATGATTCCTACCATCTGATACCAAGTGAACGTATGGCCCGCGGGTAGTGATGTCTTTAACCCAAGTACTACTGAATGCAGGATTGCAATAACTGCAAGCAAACTGACAAGTACGATCAAAACTGATTTCAAGAGTTCGAAGATTGACATCTTCTGTGTACGGTAATCTATATGCATTTTCTAAATCCTCATCTGAATATATTACTGTTTTGTACACACGGTCGCTAATGTTGTCACGACCAATGTCCTCTATTTTCCAACAA